GCTCGTATTTAGAAATAAAAAGAGAGTTTCAGTAAGGAGGAACTATGGCATTTGAAGAACCAGGATCAGTAGCATACTTATACGAGGGCGATAAGAAAATAGCTCAAATAAAGGTTGACACTACTGTGGTGTTAAAAAACTTAAAAACAGGCAAGGAGTATAACTCTGATGCCGAGGGTGACGCTGACGTAGATGACCCGAATACAGATACAAAGAGGGAGGACTTGTCTAGAAGCGTCTATATAAAAGTAGCTAAAATGCCTACTGTGGGCTCAGAATCTTAGTTGCAATTTATGCGAAAAGACAGTAAATTCAGTAAAAGCCTTATATCAAGCATAGGCCACTTGCATCATTACAATACAGGAATATAAGGAATGGCATTTCACGATAAGATAATACCTAGAGAAATAAGGGAAGCTACCAGAGAGATTGAGGATTTTGTACGTCCAGTCACAGATCCAATAAGATCGTTTGTAGCAAAAGCTGTTCCTAGAGAACTTAAACCAGTTTTACCTTTTATAGCTTCATCTATGGTGCCTCTACCTTTTATGAATTTTCCTGGTGGTCAGTTTCTTGGTGGCTTTGGTCTTGATGCACTTACACAAAAATTAATGACAGACCCAGAGGATGAGGACACAGATATAGACTACTTAAGCGCGCTCATGTCAGGTGTGGCTAGATCCACAGCTGCAGCTGCAAGAAAAGACACTACAGCACAAAGATTTACTGATCCAGCAGACGCTGGTTTAACTTATGGAGAAACAACTTATTCAGGTCAAAGACCAGGTGATGTTTTTACAGCAGCAGATCCAACAACTTTTGTTGCAGACCCAAACGCCGCTGCACAATTTACCAAACCAACACCAGAGGGTTTTGCGCAGACATATTTAGGTGC